AAATTACCAATACCTTGATTGGTACCATCAAGATAAATGGCACTGGGGCTTGCCCATACTGTTAGTTTTTCGTCAGCTCTTATTGGTTCTCCCAATTGCAATCGATTGTTGGAATCAAAATAATAGCCAGCTGGTGCTGCAAATTTTATCAATGAACTTACTAGAATGTACTTGGCATTGCTACTGCTGTAAATGCCTATTGGAGTGGGAGTATTAGATGAGTTCTTGAAGTAGCCAGAAGTTTCATTGGCCAATGTAGTGCTTTGATTCCAAGTTAAATTCAGTGGTGTAAGACTTGGGCGTGGAAAATTAGCATAGTAAAATTGTATAAAACTATTTTGTATCAACAATGGCTCTACACTGTTGGCCAGTATACTGGCAATATCGTTACGATTTGCCCAAGTAAAAAAGAATGTAGGCAGTTGATTGTCTTCCCATAGCGCACCATCACTGCCAAAGCTGTTGGTTGAAGAATACTTGCCAGTGTTATCTACTAGGTCAAGATAGCGACTGGTTCCAATAGATGCACGATTCAATGCTTTGGATTTGATAATTGAATTGTACAAGGTAAAGGGAAAATTGTTGTAATCTTCTCCGTTGACCATGCGATTCTGTGTGTAGTAACGGGCCGGAGCACGTTGTTTGATTTCGTCTAGTGTTTCTCTAGGCTGCGCATTACTCACTGGTATGGTAATGCCACAAGTGAATGTTACAGTTTCTAATTGTCCAGTGCGGCTGATGTAGCTGATGGGAACTACTACATTTTGCATCTCTTCTGGATTGATAATGTATGCCAATCCATTGCTGGCTCGAACATAGCAACGAAACAATCCCACTGGAATTGTACTGAATACGCCGTCACCAAATGTCAACGTGATCTGATCATTGGATCTACTGGTTACCGAAAATAATTTTCTTTGATCAGGGGCAAGTTGTTCTGTTGCAGCAGCAAACACACTTTCCACAAACTTCCATTCAAACTGCACATCTCCCACAGTATCCAATTGATACAACCAACGATCTTGATTGTTAACGCCTTCAATATTGATTGGCACAGTACGGTTAGACACTCGCTCGCCAAGATTAAAGTCTTGGGTTTGCAATACACCTTGTTTGAAATAGAAAAAGTATCCGGTGTCGGCTGCTGAAAAACCCAGTTGATCGTTTCGGAACAACAAATTAAAAATGCCATTGGCCAATGGGCTGGGCTCGTAAACATAATCTTCGCCTACTGAGGTTGAACTCACAGCTTCAAACGGCATGTTTACTCCGTCCACCACAGCAGTGTACGGAATTACTGGCAAGAATCCAGGCACCAGATTGATGCCGTATTCAGCTGTGTCAACGCCTAATACAGTTTGACGATTGCCTGGTTTTCCCACACGTTGAGTGTTTACTAGACACGCATTGATAATTGCTGTGAACTGTTCTTGCCAGTTAAAGTTGGTGGGATCATTCCAGTTTACAGTGACATTGCTTAGGTTAATGCCGTTAAAATCAAACACATTTTCTGTGGTTTGAATGTTGAATACTTTGAGATAGCCTTGAGCAGCTTGGTTACGTTTGGGAGTATAGCTCACAAGATTTGCTAGTTTTACCACCGAGTCTCTGCGTTCTGCGGTATCTAGATAGTTTTCTCTTGTGTTTAAATCGTTACGGAAGGCCAATGCCTGGCCCATAAATGCCATTACATCTAGTAATGCAATGAATTCCGAGCTTTCAATGTAGTCATTGTAGCTTTCAGGATAGTATTGACGTATGTAATCTACAAAACTTTTCCGCAGAGTCTCAAAGTCGTAGCTTTGAAAGTCAGCTTCGCGATAAGTTTGGTAGATGCGCTTCCAATCTTCAACGCCAAATATTACTGTTTGTCTTGTAGTGCGTGCCATGATAATCCGTTTGATTTATTTATGGAAAAAATAAACGGCTTAGTTATACGTAACTGGCTCGTCGTTGTTCTTGATCAAAAAAGATACTTAGTCGTTCAACGTCGGTGCTAGGCACAATCTGAAGTTCCAATTCGATCAATATACCATTTTCCTGAGGATACGCATTTGCGCTGTAGATTGAGATCCTAGGATCGCCGGCAGCCACACGCTGAACTTCGGCTAAAATTGCTCGTTCGGTAGTGGTGTCTTGAGATTCAAACACATAATCATAGATTACTGTGCCATAACCTGGACGTCCAGGCAACTGTCCTTGTCGAATACCAAATGCATTCAGCAGATCACGTTTGACCAATTCAAAATCAGTGAGTGTGAATTTTTTATATCTGTCAATGGTGCTGAATCCAATAAATGTGCTCATGCTTTATTTAGTGCTCTGAAAGTGCAAATCCAAGGTTAGGCAGATTGCGTAGATATTTTATAGTGTCAACAATGAAATCAAGAAGACGACGGCGTCTTTTTTTAATTTGAGTATACTCAGTCAGATAGCTTTCTCGAAGATCGTAAGGAGATATAGACTCTAAATCAAAATAAGGTGTAAACGTAGATGAATTTGCTTCATCATAAAGTGCATTCAATTCTAGTAATTTTTGTTTGATTTGATCTGGCGGGTCATCGGCCTGTACCTGACTGCTGACAACTTTGGCCAAGCTCTCAAGTTTATCAAGATTAGCTTTGCTGGCAGCAATAGCAGCTTTCAACTTTTCTTCCGCAGTGGCTTGTTTGGCTGGCTCGGGCAGCAACGGCAATCCACGATTGGCACGTTCTTCGTTCACCCGAGCTAACACCAATTCATCTGTGCCAGTGTATGTTAGATCTTCATCTTTTGTGTTGGAATAAAAACTGCCAGGATTAATTGTTGGTATCTTAGAATTGCCCACAATGCTGGCAACACCAGCATTAATTGTGGCACGATCTACTGTTTTAGCAAAACCTTTGGCTTGTTGTATACCTGCTTGTAAAGGATTGCCACCGCCTGCTAACTCAGCGTTTGCATCGGCAAATGACTGAGAGAAGTCAGCTTGTTTTGCAGTTTCGTTCAGTTGATTGACCAGGTTGCCAGGTGCCTGACCTTTTGCCCACTCTACAGCAGGACCGGTTCCAAATTTAGTGGCATTTTGCAATAACGGTCCTAGTTTTTCAGCGCCTTCGGTGCCATCTATAGCACCCAACTGTTTGAGTTGACTTAGATTTGAATCCATTAGACCTTGTTGTACCTTACCTTGCAGTTTGACATCACCTAATACTTTGGCAAGGCTGGTGGCACCAGCAACGCCAGTCCATACTGCGGGGCTTTGCAAAATGCTGGTCAGTTGTGCGGGGTTTTGTGCAATTTGTTCAGCCACTCCGGGTTTTATTAGCCCTGACAACTGCAATTGATTGGCATCTAATCCAAACTTGCCCAGGCCTTTTTCATTGGTTATCACGTCAGACGCTTGACCAACTGCGGCGCCTGCTTGGCTCACTAGTCCTTGTACCTGTGTGGAATTCAATGTGCCAATGCTGGCCTGACTTACTTCTTGTCCCACAAAATCAGCTGCCCCAATGGGGTTGTTGATTGCCACACCTCTAAGGTCCGGCAGTGATCCAGTAATGGATTGTAGGTTGGGTTTTAACTGTGATATTGCTGTGCCTAACCCTGCGGCTGCTTGTGTAGCAGCACTGAGAGAATCACCGGCTTTGAGTCCAGCTAGGCTGCCAGTATTGAGTTGTTTTTCAAAAATAGCTTTGGCTTGGTCAAATGTTCCGGCTGGTGGCCCTTTGACTTCTATTTGTTGTCCATCAGGAGTGGTAAATTTAAAGATACTCATGTCTTTGCCTGTAGTTCCCATCCACTTGGCACTGGCTCAGCAGTTGGTGGAGGTGGTGGAGGACCTTCACTAAACGCTACTTCCACGTCCACACCTTCGTTGTGATAGCTATACGGCTCATGAGTGGGTGCTCGTGTCACAATGCTTTCCAATGCATTTGTGTCTGTTTGCCATCCAGTGCTGTAGTCAAACGTAACGTCATCCATAATGCGTTTTGGAAATAGCTTGGGTACTTTTACTGTGCCTGCAGATCCTCCGTTTAGGTCAATCCTGCCGGCTGTTAATGCTAGATCGCTGCCTGCGCCCCAGCCACCTGAGGTGCTTTTCAATGTAAGACTACCGTCAGCACGTATACCTAATTCGTTAGAACTGTACACGGTAAGTGATTTTTCTGCAGCCAAATTCATAGAAGCAACAGCACCAATGTTAACGTCAACGTTACTTTTCATGTTGATATTTCTTCCAGCAAACATATTGATGTCTCTATCAGCATGAAAATTAATATCACCTTGTGTGCGAACATTTACTGAGTTTGTTGCATAGATATCCACAGTTCCTTCACTGCCTAACTCTATCCATGTTTGTCCATTGGCATGTGCAATGTATATAAAATTGTTTGAGTCATTCATCATGATCTGATGACCCTTGGCTGTTCTCAATCGAAACAATGCATCGCCGCCGTCAAGACTGCCATCGTCCATTACAAAAGTATGACCGCCTTGACGCCCAACCACCTTGACATCTTGTGGGTTTAATGTGCCTTCGCTCAGTTGTTGTCTGATAGTGGCAGGATTTAGGCCGCCAGCATATATTGGCTTGCCAGGAGTAGAAATTCCATAGACTGTGCTGGGGCTTTCTCTTTGTGCTGTTGAGCCAATGGGTCCACGTTCAATATCTTTGTCCAGGCCTTGTTGGAAAAATATTGCGGCTTGTACACTGTGTACTGGTTTGGGCTGATCAAAGAATCGTGCATTTTCATCAATTTGCTTGTTGCCAGAGTTGATTTCAGTTACCGGCAATTGTGGTGCTCCGGCAAAGTAAGCTTCTTGTGCTTTGTTTTGAGTGCGATACTCGCCGTCTCCTACTGCACCTATAGCAGGTATCATGTGATTGAGTCCAATTTCTGGCACACATCCCACATAATACCCTTGACTGGGATCACCGTTTACAAAGAAACATAACACACTGGTATTAAGGTCAGGCGGAGTAAACCACATGCCATAGCTTTGTTGATTGCCAGGATATGTTCCAACTCCTTCAATACTGCTCTCTTTAGGAGTAACGCCATAAAACGGCGGTAGGTAGTTTACATATCTCCATGTCATGGGATCATTTGGATCAGTTGAAAATTGCGTGATATAAACTTGCAATTGGCCACTGCGTTTGCTGTCAATGTTGTTTTTGACCACACCGATAAAAGGTCCAAATTCAGTTGGTGTACCTCCGCGGTCATTTCTAAAGTTCTGTGACCGACCTGACTTGCGTTCTATATTTTCTGCCATTGTGTTTCCTTAGCCTGGATTACCGTCTTTAACAATTTCTGGTCCGGTAGTACGTATGCCAGGTAATGCTGAACTACTGTAATCATTGGTGCCGGCAGCAAATGCTTGCTTTGCTAACTCTAGTGCCTCCCTAGGAGTTTTACCACTACGGCGTGCCAGTATATATGCTGGACTGGATTGTAGTTGTGCGGGTGTTGGATCAATTGCTTGTGTGACTGGTCTCAGTTGTTGTTGTATACCGCCAGCCAATGAGCTCACATTAGTTGGTTGCATGTTTGCATGATCTTTTTTGGTTGCTATTTCAGAACTACTGCTGTTGCCTGAACGTCTAGCAGCATCAGCCATCATGCCCAGGCGAATTTGTTCATCATTACCAGTTGCGGTCTTTTTAGCTTCGCGTCCTCTGTCTGTTGGTTTTTTATAATCGTTTGCTAACCATCTACCTTCTAACTCTTGACTGAATCTACCACTTTTAAATGTACTGGTTGCTTTGACGAGAACATAACTCACTGCGTCTTGTGTTATTCCGGCAGCACCTTTAGATCTATCAGCAAATGCATTGTTTTTTCCTGGATCCAGCAGCCCAGTTTGCATGTCGTAATCTGTTGGTCGATTGAATGCAATTTCAAAATATGCACCACTGGCATTTACATTAACTGTGCCATCAGATAAAAATGGTGCTGTTGAAAAAGTTGATTCAGTTATGCTAGTTGTGTTTGGGTTTTGAATCCAAGCTGGGTCACCAATCACTGACAATTTAACGCTGGCCAAGTCAGCTGTGTACAAATAATCAGCTGCATTAGCACCTGGCTCAAATACTTTTTGATTTTCTGCACCTTGGCTGCTCTGATTGCTATTTCGAAATACGTGTTTTTTCCATTGCTCTCGGCTGTTAGTTAGTTGTTTAATTGTTGTACCTGTTGTACCTGTTACTGCTTCGCTCCATAACTTGTTGAAATTTTGTTCGTACCCTAGTACTTGCGTGTTTTGACCAGTGAACCAATAGTTATAAACTTTATGAACTCCTCTAAATTCACCTGGCAAGAAATATTCGCTTTGTACAGGAATTTGATATGGTGTTATTATAAACGTCATTCTATAGGCCATGTCCTTGCGAAATTTATCATAGGTCAATTGTTCAGAATTGACCACAATATTAAACCAAGCAAACTGCTGTGCTGCTTTTCCGTTCAAATCCCATGTTTGAGTTTTTTCATTCCAAAACACAGCAGATTGATCTGTTATGTAATTGCTGTTTCTAATAACTTGATCAATGAATTGCACAATCTGCTGGCCGGCCCAGGCACTTTGTAATCTAACAGTGGTTGCAACACTTTGTTTTTCTGGTAGTTTTTGATCAGCTGCTGTATTACTACCTTGCTTGTTACCTGCTTGACCTTTGTCCACTGGCCCTGGTGGCACCACACTGGCTGATGCAATCATTGGGTCAACAAATTTTATTGCGTAAATGTCGGCCACGTATCCTTGTTCTTTATATTGAGTTGCCAATTGTTGTTGATATAGATTAAGAGCCGCAATTAATCCTGTGCCCGACGTGGTAACTGATGGCTTTGGTGCTGCACTGGCTTTCAGTGGTGCACCTGTAGTAGAATTAACACCACCAGTAGAATTTGTCAGCAGTCGTGGATCATTTAGCATGGTTCCTCGGCCGCCAACTTGAGTAGCTCCAGCTTTACGAGCAGCGTTGGTTATTCTGGGATTACCAACTGCTGCGCCACCTCCAGTGTTTGCAAATGTTGCCATTATGGGTTTTCCTTGTTAAATTTTAAATTAAAAAAATTTGCCATGATTATGGAGCCACCACTGTAAAAGGACTGTCTGTTTCGCCAGTGAAACTGCCATTGGCGTCCACCACAGCCGCACCGTTAGGCACAGTTGCTTTGGCCACTGGCGGCGTTGACTTAACTGGTATGTTATTGCGAGTTTTATCGCCGGCTGCATTAGATGCTGTTTGCTGTTGCACTTGCCCAATCAATATATCACTCACAGTGGCTCCACTGAAGTTAAACTGACTTGGAATACTGCCGCGATCGCTACTTAATGCAGTGACAGTTTCTGGACTGGCTCCAGTCACTTTGTATTCAATTATGCGATTGCCGACATTTAGTTTAATCTCAGTAATGATAAAGAAAACAAATTTTTCAACTGCTGCTTTTCTATCTGTTGAGCCTGTTTTCTGTGCAATAGGGTATACCATATTTCCATTTTCATCATATCCATAAAATCTAATCACCATACAAAATGGTGCAGCAGTGTAGTTGGCTGTGACTCCTGATGTAATTTGGCCTGTAGTCTTAAAAAGATCATTACAGGCGTCAAAGAGATTTGATATCAATGTTATTCCATTGGGTTCTGTCACTGTGAAAGAGAGAGTGGCAGTCTTGGCTGCACCTCTGGATTGTGGATTACTGGACAACACCTGTTCCAACACAAAATTGTCAAGATAGTAGTCTAGATTAAAATACGGACTGCGTCCTGCAGAAGTAGTGGTTGTAGTTGTGCCGTCAGATGTAACTGAACCTTGACTGGTTGATGCTCCGCCTGATTGTGCTAACAAATAATATCCGTTGAGATCTTTTTTGTCGCTTTTTAATGCGTCGTTATAGGCATCTGGAGACATGAGATACCAACTCAATGAATAGGTATAACTGGCATATTGATCCAGAATATTGTCCTGAGAAATAATACCGTTGCCGGCACCACCATACAATTCATCTACACGATTTCTCACAGTGTTAGAGCCACGAGGTGCAGTTACTATGCGTTGATCGTCATTTGGGGCTGCAACCCCAGGGCCGCCAATGGGTGCAGAATTAGTTCCAGGATCATACAGTTCGCCTGATTCAGGATTGCGTTTTAAACTGCTATATGATCCATCTGTTAACTGTACAGCAATTCCTTGAGTGTTATTGCGTTCAGTTATAGATTGCGTTTCTGCTGTGGTACGAATAGGTGCAGCCGTGCCAACATCATTGTTTGTTGCCAATGTGGGCAAGCGCACAGCATTGGTGCCTGATCCTTGCCCAGCAGATGTAATTCTACCTGTGGGAGTTAGAATCTGTTGAGCGTTGGGAGGAAGAACAGAATTGGCATTGTCATCTCTTGCTGTAGATCCAGTAGATACAACGTCACCTGCACTGGCTGCGGGGAGAACTCCATTTGTGGCCATGGTTTAAAACCCTAACACTCGGCGAAGTGTGGTTATTTTAGGCAAATATATTTGTACTCCCACACGAAAATCCAAGGGAGGAGCTGTAAGAGTATTGGGATTGCGTTGATAAAACACCCACCATAGTGTTGAATTGTCGTACAAGTCAAATGCCAACAAATCAGGTCTGTACTGATAGGTCTGATTGATTATCATCACACGGTCGTCGTTTTCTTTTGGTATGGGTCTGTTTTCCATGACATCTAAGAAAAACTGACTGTACCCTGTGGCAAAATAAGGACTGGTTGCGTCGTATGTGGCCATTACCAAAATCCTCCTTTGAGTAGATCACCATTGGCATATCCTTTGAGACTGAATTCTCTGCTGACCTGTTGTCTGCTTTGGATGGGATATAAAGTAAGACTGATGTCCATTTTTGTTGGTACGTATGTGGGCTGGTTAAGACCCAGTGTGGGCGGTGCCGGACGTGAGTCTATGGCACCTTTGTTTATTCGTTGGCTGCTGAATAAATTTTGAAGACGTTGTACTGCACCTGATATGGGATTGGTAGGCAAGTCTTGTTTGTTTCGACGAGTCAACATATTTGTGCCATTTATGTTCACACTGCGAGCACGGATATAATCCACATCATTAGGCAAGTTCAATTGGAAATTATTTACCAAGCAAGGATGCGCTGAGAACTGATACTGCCCAAGGCCAGTAAGGTATACCAATGGAGGTGGTGCACCACGTTCAGGATCTTGCCCGTAAAACATTTTTGTAATAGATTTAAAGAAATGTATCACTGCCAACAGATAATCTGCTTCTGAAGAATCTTGTGCGGTAAATGTAGCAGTTAAATTTACTGCGTCAGTGTAACTGCCTTTGTAAAAATATCCACGATAGTTGCTGTGTGTGAGATTGTAAGTGTCATAATCAGCTTTGTAATTGGTGTCAATTTTGGGCAGGTATGGAAACACCACACCATCAGTGACTGCAAGTGGTTGCAAAATTCCTGGAGCAGGAGCATTGTACAAATATGTTGCACCTGGTGCCAGACTGAGTCGTACACGCCAGTCGCCATTGTTGGCCATTTTCTTTTGTGCAGCCAACACTGCTTGTTTTTGTGCCAGTCCCCTGCCCACTGCGGCTTGGTTGGCAGCACTAGCTTCAGCGGTGTCTGCTTCACCG